GAAACGGAGTTGATATGAGAAACGAAGAAGATACTAGACTAATAGGTTTTATTCAGGGACGTGTAGATATTGTCGTTGAACAAAGCTATGGTAGTCAATACAAAGCAAGTGGTTGGATAAACCTTGAGCCAGTATTTAGCTACCAACGTGGTGCAAGTATATTACAAAAAGTAGCAGACTTAAACAGAGATAAGTTTCAACAGTTTAAGTACACAATTACGCTTGAAACATATAATACAATAATGAACGGAGAAGATAATTATGAATGAGCAAGACTTTTTATGGATATTGTTTTGGTTTTTTTCTGCATTAGCAGGGATAAGTATAGTGTTAATGATTATAGAAGAAGTAACACTAAAGTATTATCCACACTTACATAAGAGCGAAGCTAGTCTTAGTGAAGCTCTTGATGAGTTGTATGAAGAACTACAAACACAAAAAGAAATAAACGTAGCAGAATATTTAAAGGAGAGAGTATGACGCAAGATATATTAGGCACGGCAGAGATTGGACAATGGCTTGGAGTCACAAGACAAGAAGTAGCCCAATGGAAGTTTCAAGGTAAATTACCTGAGCCTGACCACCAATTAAAAGCAACTCCAGTATGGAATAAGAAAACCTTACTAGATTGGCGAGAAGATAACGAATGGGTTGAAGATAGAGTTAATTCAAGTAAGGAGTTAGTAAATGGATAACAAGGATAAATTAATTGTACGACAAGTAGCAATCAAATCAGCAATAGAATTAGCAAGTAGTGGTTACCCTACACTTAGTTCTAGTGATGAGATATTTAAGTTTGCACAAGACATAGAAGATTGGGTTTTCAATCCGTTTGCTCAATCTACTAATTCTGTTGTTAGTACACCTGCCACGCAACCAAGCCAACAAAATGTGTCGTCACATAGCCCAGTTGGTCAAGTAGAGCTTAAATGTCCTGCTTGTGCGTCTAAGGTGTACGACAACAGAGTTGATAAGAAGTCAGACAAAAGTCCTAACTTCAAATGTGGTAATAAACAATGTACGGCAGGTAACAATGGTTTCCCTTTTGCTAGTTGGTCAGACGAGCCACCAATAGAATGTCTGCCTAATCATCAAGAGCCAAGTGTTCCAGTAGCGAAGTCATTAGACAAGCTAGAGGACAATGTATCTCCCTTTTGATACGTACTGGTCTAAGTGAGTCCTAGACGCATAGGACTCACAAAGACTTATAATCTAAACAAAGAAACGGAGAAGAATGAAAATAGAAGCAGATAATTATTTTGCAATAATACCTGAGTGGATATTAGACGCAGACATAAGCCCAAGAGCAAAGAATCTATATTGTATCTTGTGGACTTATGCAGATAGAAAAGACAACTCTTGTTTTCCAAGTGTAACCACTTTGTCAAAGCGAGTAGGTGTTAGTCGAGCCAATACACACAAGCTCATCAATGAGCTACTGGACTTGGGTGCTATTACAAAACAAAATCGAGTGAAGGATAATGTAAAGCAAACTAATCTATATTTCTTGATTACAAGCAAACCTAGTGTTGTAGATGATACCACTACATCTAGTAGTATCGTAGATGATACGAGGGGTAGTACTGCTGACGATACAAGGGTAGTATCGGAGACAATACATAGAACTATAACCAATGAACTAAAACCAATAGAACAAGAATATGTGGACGAGCCACAAGTAAAGAAGATTGATGAAGATGTACTTAAACAACGCAAGTCACTCTACCGAGTCTTTGTTGATGAACTTGGATATGAGCCAAGAAGTCAAATGGAGAAGTCAGGTTGGTTTAAAGTCTGTAAGGAGTTAGCTGAGGTTGGTGTCACAACTGATATGCTTAAAGGCTCAATCCTCGCCTACAAGAAACATTGGAACAACATAGACATCACGCCATACGCAATCAACAAATGGTTTGGCAAGTTTGAAGCTCTAGGTAAAGACGAGATTCGCAAGAAGCAAATGCAGGAGAATCCAACTTTAATATGTGAGGAGAAGGGTCATCACTTCATTGACCATAACTTCTTCTTGTACTGTATTGTGTGCAAATTAGAGCAGAAAAAGTAGATTTTTAAAAAAAATTAAAAGTACACTATATGTTGTGGTTTTTATCTGATATTTATTATAAATATGTTTGTTGTAATCTAAGATTATGTATAATAAGAGTATGAATGAATTAATAAATAACAAAAAAGTACAAAACTTACTAAAGCCATTATTGAACAAAGGATTTAAAGTTAAAGATATTCAAGATTCTTGGACTACACCTGTATATTTAGAAAACCATAACAAAGATGTAAATGTAATAGCCGTTGGTAAAGTTTCAGAAATAACAAACGAACAAGCAAAAAAATATGGATATGACGGCAGAGCAGGACACGGAAGAATTAACTTTTTTACAATAGAATTAGAATCAGATACACAAGCAGGTTATTTAGAATTTAAAGTATTAGACGGTATTCACGTAGTTAACGGTGTATGCAAAGTTAAAAACCAAGAGATAAAATTAGTATCAGTTGGTCTTATAGATAAAAAACATTTACTAGAAGGAGACTATAATTACTACAATCAAAAAGAGTGGAAAAGCGTTTTAAAATATAGTTCTAAATTTAAGTAAACAATCTTATTAGGTCGGTATCATTCGATACCGATTTTGCTATTATGGACGTTACAATGCCAAAAGAAACACTCGCATATAATGATGACTTAGTACAAGCTCTTTGTGATTCAATCGCAACTGGAATGTACGTTAACCTCGCTTGCCAATCAGTAGGCATAGGCACATCAACACTTCACGAATGGAAGAAAAAAGGTCAGCAAGGCATAACACCTTATGACAAAGTTTGGAAAAGAATACAGATTGCAGAAGCCAAAGCTATTGAGAGAAGGATTAGAAGAATAGAAGAAGCAGGAGAGAGTGGCTCTTGGCAAGCAGACGCTTGGTACTTAGAGAGAAGATACCCACACTTGTTTGGTAAAAGAGACACAGTCGCCATTGAAAATCAAGATAGTCAAGAAGTTCGACTACGTTGGGCAGACGGTAACTTACTAGACAAAGCTCAAGAAGAAGAATTTGTAGAAGGCGAAGTCATAGAGCCAAAAGGATTAGACAATGGAGAATGAAGATATTAACCAATTGTTTGCTGAAATTATAGAATTTAATAATCTTTACATTGACGCATTAGAAATTAATAAAGATTTAGATGACCCAATTCTTGATGAGTTGGTTGATTTTGAAATACCTGCCGTAGTATTTATTCCAATGATTACAGATATGGGATTGATGTATAGTTCACTTCCAATATCATCAAAAGCATTGGAAACATTTATTACTTGGTTTAAAGCTCAGGAGTAATATGCAATCATCTTTAGATAGTGATGTCTTATCAGGCTTAGATATTCAGTTGCCACCTTTACACTCAGCACAAATGGAAGTTGTAAAGAATATGAAAAGGTTTACTGTTTTATCAGCAGGAAGGCGTTGGGGTAAGACCAAACTTGGTGTTTGGCTTTGTCTTAAGTACGCTTGGGAAGGCAAGAGAGCTTGGTGGATTGCACCTTCTTACTCAATGACAAACGAAGCGTGGGCAGATTTACGAAGTATTGGTATCGAATATGGTATTAGAGTAAAAGAAGCAGAGCGAACAATCGTAACTGCAACTGGTGGCTCAGTACAAGTAAGGTCAGCAGATGACCCTATGAAACTCAGAGGTGCAGGTCTTGACTTTGTTGTTTTAGACGAGTGTGCCTTTATGAAGCCACAAACTTGGGCAGAAGTTATCCGACCTGCCTTAACAGAGAAAAAAGGTAGTGCATTTTTTATAAGCACGCCAAAAGGATATAACTTTTTTGAGAAATTGTACTCAGAAGCAAATGTGCTTGATGATTGGGTCAGATTTACATATCCTACAATAACAAACCCAATTATTGACCCTGCCGAGTTAGAAATGGCAAAACAAGAGATAGGAAGTTTTTTATACGCTCAAGAGTACGAAGCTCAATTTATAGAGGCAAGTGGTGGTTTATTTAAAGCCGATTGGTTTGACCATTACAAAATAGAAGAACGAATAGGAATTGACGAGGAAAAAAATGAAAATACAGAAATTATTTATAAATATAAGGACAAAGAGTGCAGGCTTGAGGATTGCCGTAGATATGCAACTGTTGACCTTGCAACATCAACTAAACAAAGTGCTGACTTCACAGTTATTACTTCGGTGGCAATCACACCTGAAGGCAAGATTCTCATACTGGACATTGACAGACGAAGATTGGAAGCACCTGATTTACTGCCCTTACTACAAAGAAAAGTGGAACAGTTTGACTTGGCGTATGTGGGGATTGAGCGAGCAGGTTACCAGTTGGCGTTTATTCAAATGGCTAAGAGAGAAGGATTAATAGTAAAGTCGCTTAAAGCAGATAGAGATAAGGTATCAAGAGCTTATCCATTGATTGCAAGAATGGAAGCAGGAGACATCTTTTTTCCAAAGAACTCAACGTGGTTTGCTGACGTACAAACAGAGTTGCTAAGGTTTCCCGAAGCAGAGCATGACGATATAGTTGACTCTTTGGCATACGCAGTAATAGAATCAAAAGTACGGAAAAGTATAAAAGTTTTGTAATTTAAGTTAAGATATAAGAGCATAGAGTAGTAATGCCGATAAGGGTTGCGTCCATTACTACTCAAATGCTCACAATGAAGGATAGATATGGCAGAGAGAAGAAGTTTCAGAGAAGTTGTCTTTGGAAGAACACCTGAAGTAAAAAGAACAACAGGATTTAATTTCTTTAGACAAGGAGTTAGTCAGAGAAATACTAACTTTATACAGGGTTATCAAAGTAACGCAGGTCAATTTGATGTAGGTGGACTTGGTAACGGTGCTTCTAACTCAGCAGTAGTATCTTGCTTGCAAGTCTTAGGGACTGCCTTCGGAGAAGCCGAACTAAAAGTTTATCAAACAAACGAAGCAGGGGAGTTAGATGTCCTTCCTAATCATCAACTCACAATGCTTTTTAAAAGACCTAATCCTTATATGTCAGGAGATGTCTTACAAAACTATTTAATACAATCAATGCACATCTCAGGAGACGCTTATCTTCTCAAACAAAAGAATGAAGCAAGACAATTAGTCGCTCTTTATCCTCTTATGCCTGAGAATGTAACTGTTAAAGGTAATGATGAGACTTTAATCTCGCATTATGAATATCAAGTTAAGAATGAAAAAGTAATCCTTGATAGAGATATGATTGCTCACTTCAGACTAGGACTAGACCCTGAAAACCATAGACAAGGTTTCTCGCCAGTTAAAACATTACTAAGAGAGATTTATGGAGATGAGAGTGCAGGACAAATGGCAACATCAATCCTCGCTAATATGGGTGTCCCTAGCTTTATGATTACACCTAAAGATGAGTATGGCTTAACAGAAGAAGAAGGAGAAGCTATCTCCAAAGCATTCCAACGTAAGACTGGTGGTCAAAACAAAGGTAAACCTTTAGTACTATCAGGTGGCGTGAATGTAGAGAAGTTAGCCTTTAGTCCTAAAGACTTAGAGATTGGAGACTTAAGAGAGTCATTCGAGTCTCGTGTATCTTCTGTACTTGGTGTTCCTTCCATAATCGCAGGATTAGAAGTTGGACTTAAGTATGCTACTTACTCAAACGCTAAAACCTTGCGAGAGTTCTTTACAGAACAAAAGCTCATACCTTTATGGG